CATCACTAAAATGAACGCAGTGGTCCACGTAATTGACGGAAGCATTAAAACCGCGGTTGCTGAAATAGTAAACGCTTATGATACTTTTGAAATGGTTTCTTTGATCCAGTCAAAGTACGCAGGTCATTCAATCGTAATTTATCCAGATGCAAGTGGCGACAATAGAAAGTCAAGCGGTAAAAGCGATATAATAGTACTACGCGATGCAGGGTTTAATATAAGAAAACCAAACAAGAACCCATTTGTAAAGGACCGAGTAAACGCTGTTAACGCTGCTTTTAAGAACGCAAAAGGCGAAAGGGTATATTTTATCAATACAAATAACTGCCCTGTTTACACAGAAGCCACAGAGCGACAAACATATAAGAATGGAGAACCCGACAAAACAACAGGCTTTGACCACATAACAGAAGCCGCTGGATATTTTATTAATATACAACGTAAAACACCTATGCCACTATGACACAAAAAGAAACCACACGAACGCACTTGCGCAGATTCTTTCCTTATTTAAAAAAAGAATATAGGAAGCTAGAAAAAAAAGAGTTAAGAAAAAAAGAAACGTTAAAAGAACTATTTGGCAATGATGAAACAGACATTAAAAAGCTTAAAGTTATTTTTGATTATCAAAATCTTGTTTAAAATTGACGTTACTTTTAAAAATGCGGGTCGTTTCATAGACCTAGAAACGTTTATTAAAGATGAAGATGATGCCGCATTTATTAAAGCGACTGTAAAGCCTAGACTTTGGTTTATAAAGATACCAGAGTTTGTGAAGCGTTTTGCAGTCGCTTTATATTTGCAAGAAGCCGAAGAAGTAAAAGCCAATTTCCCGTGGATATACAACCCTCCGCAGTTTGCTAACACTGGAGAAACAACCCAAGGAAGTATAGAGCGACAAAACTTTTCTTTGACGTACGGAGGTTATACTGAAATGGTATATCTTTGCTCTACCTTTGAAGGCGTAAGTCCGAAAGTTATTTTTCACTACGAAACAAATTATTTTCTGTTTTGGAGTGAATACTTATTAAGAAAAAGAACCGTTGAAAATTTAAAATAAAATGAACGAACTATACTTATTAACTGACTTTTTAATCAACAAATTTTCGGAAAACGATTTAGTTAATACAGTTACTTTGGTAGAAACAAATCATATTGACAACAACAAAGAAAACATCTATTGTTTGGTTAATATCGACTATTTAAACAGCGAAACTTTGCCAGATGCAGTAATTTCTACTTTCTTAATTACGGTGGTTCAGCAGCGAGATATAAGACCACAGAAGACCGATAGCAAACTACAATTAGACACGAATTTAATTGACAATCGAGGTGAAACATTATCGGTCATTACTAGATTCTTAAATCAAATGCGAAGTAATAATTTCGCAAACAACATTGAATTAAGAAGCAACACCGATTCGCCTAAATATCACAAAAACAGTTTAGACGGACACCAGATTACAATAGAGTTATCAATGTCTAATCTAGGAAGCGGGTGTTAGATGATGCAGGCATAAGGGCAGTTGCTCAAAACATAATAGATCAGTCGAAGTCTAGCGCTAGGGTTGATACTGGCGCGTTGAAGCGTTCCATATCGTTTACGTACGTTCGTGATCAGGTTATTTTTAGAATGCTTTATTATGGGCAATTTGGGAAAAATGCAAAGTTAGAACAAAACGCAAGGCGGTTAATGCCGTCTGGTGTAAAGTGGAAAATAATTTATACTGAATTTGGCGGTGCAACCTATGAAGTTGGTAAAACTCAAACAGGTAGAAATTCAACCAGAAAAATAATTGATTCAATAACAAGAAGTAGCACAACGGCGGTAACTGCATTATTAAATAAAATACGTGGCAAAAAGAAGAACTAGAAAACAGATAGAAGCCGATAAGATAATAAAGGCACAGTTAAACGAACTAGGCGAAAAGGTGTATCAACAAGCTAGAAGCAACTCAAGAGTTGATACAGGGCGTTTAAGAGATTCTGTTAACTATATGGTAAAGCCAGACACAACGTTAACAGTTGCGCAGGTTTTCTATGGTAAGTTTCAAGAGCCTAACGAGTTGGAAGTAGCAATAAACGCAAATGTAGATGAAACGATAGATTTAGTAGTCAAAGAAATAGTAGACCAAATAACAGGAAATTATGACAGTTAGTAAAATTAATATCAACCATACGGCAAACATACTTTATATCCAGAAGTATGTGATTTCTTATATAGACACAAACACCAACATCACAAACAATATAACCGTAACAAATGAAAGCGGCGGTGCGCTCACACCTGATGGATGGGTTAACTATTTTATAGTAAATGCTTTTTATCCTACTAACCTGTTTATAGCGCAAATAACAGGTAGTTCTTCGTTTAGTTTTCAAGGCTTAGAATCAAACATTGTGCTAACAGGTTACAAAGGTTATACTGCACCTGTTTTCGGTAATGTAACAGAAATAACAAGCGGGTTTACTTTTTCGATTGTTAACGTTAGCGTTCCAGATATTAACCCGGAAGCCGTTGCATTACCAGTTGACGCTCGCACAGCTATTGACGGCGAAAGTAAAATAAAACTCATTAACAGCCCCTTATTTATTCGTGAAAACGCAACCGAACAAACAAAGTCTGTAACCGTTAATATATACATTTGGGTTGGCGAACAAGACAGAGCCATTAACCAGCCAACGTTAATATTAAAAAAAGACAAAGTAAGTAAGTCAGATAATTACATATCGTTGGAAATTTCCGATATTGTAAGGCCTTTTATCAAACCGCGATTTGCTTATAATAGGGCCGCTGCACCAGCGATTACAAATCAGGGTGTTTTTTTACAGGCGCAAATAATTAACATTAATTTTGATGCAAGTCAAACCACGAGATATACGAACACATTTTTTTGTACCCTAGGTTATAGATGGAACTACGAACAAAACCTAATAGAAGATAATGGAGTGCAAAACTATGGCGCGAGTGGCTTTGTTATTCCTGTTGAAAAATGGTTTAATCCAAAGATTAGTAACTATTTTAATCAGACTTTTAATTTTACTAAAACGGTGGAAGAAGGAAGCACTAAAAATATGGTTAATTACATTGCGGTAACCCCTACAAAATTACGATGCACGTTAGACCCTTGTTTAATAGTGTTTATAAATAAGCTGGGCCTTTGGGAGTCGTTTACACCGCACGGTAAGAAAACAGCGAGCGTAAAAGTAAACCGAACGGTAAGCAATATATCACATCGGGACCCGTCGCAAGTTGATAACACTTATAAACATTCTAAGCAAATAACGGCTATTGATGCCGATCAATCTTACTTAATTAATACGGGTGCATTAGATGAAAACATGACTTCAATAGTTGAAGAATTAATATACAGCCCTATTGTTTATTTGATTAATTTTAAAGGGGATTTAGAAACAGTTACCACAGTAGGGATAACGATTGATAACGCTGTTTTAAGCATTGACAATAACGACATAACAATAGACAGTCAAACAATAACAGAAAACGCTCTAGGGTACTTTAAAACGCACCAACAGATACCAGTAGTGATCACTGATGAAGATTTCACACGCAAAACCAGAATAAATGACAAAATAGCGATTGACTACAACTTAAAACTGGAAGAAACAAACAATAAAATAAACAATATACGATGATAACAGAAGTATATGTATCTCTTGACGGATTGAATTATAACAAATTAGACCTCATAAAAGATGAATCAATCCCGATGCGATACACTTTTGTTGATACTAAGGACATTTCCAAGGTTTTTTCGCCTTATTCTTTAGGCTTTACTTTTGATGCAACGCCTAATAACTTGTTTGCGCTGGGTTATTTTGGCAATACTGACGTAATAAAGCCCTCGGACCTGCGCAAAGTTAGCGCAAAGGTTTACGTTGGTAGCCTTTTAAACCAAACAGGGCTATTAAAACTCGAAAAAATAGCCTATAAAATGGGCAAGCCTTCGGTTATTACCGCGAGTTTTTCAACTAGCTTAACAAACCTAAAGGACAAAATAGGTGATGATACAATAGATTCACTAGGCACTCTAGTTGTGGACTGGAATCCCTCAACTGTAAAGGCATTATTAACAGGTGTGGAATCAGCAAACGTGCAGGGAACGCCTATAAAGTACTTTGTACCTTTAGCGTCTACAAATAGAGTAGTACAATACAATCAGGACGGTTTAGGGCTAGACAATATATATTTTGATGCGGCAAACTTACCTACTTCTAATAAGGTTTTAAAGGCTAACGAATTACGACCATCAATAACTTTTTCCACAATAGTTGAATTAATCAAAGAAAAGTACGACCTGCAAGTAGTTACGCCTTTGGAAAACAGAAAGGAATATACCGAAGCATTTGTTTGGTGTATGGGTAAAAACTTTGGAAGTGAAATACAAAGCAAATTTATCATAACGCAAAATGACAGCCGCGTTTCATTTTTAGGAAATCGAATTGACTACTTTGCTGCAACCGATACCGTAAAAATTAAGATCACCACTTTAGGAGTGGAAAACGACAAAGTTGCACAGTCTATTGTTTTACAGGGAATAAACTATTTAACCTCGCCCAATACGGATTGCACTATGAAAATCTTTAGGGTTGGCGAAGATTTCCCTATTAAAACAGAAACCTTTTCTTTATCGCAAGCAAATGAAACGATAGGTATCTTTATAGAAACTTTATTTTTTGATGCAAGTTTAGAAATTGAGTATTTTATTACTTTAGAATTTACCAATGCTATAAGCTGGACCAATTCTGTTTTGAGTTTTAGAATGGATATCCCAGATAACGAAACCGTAAGCTTAGTAACAAATAACAATAATTTTGCGTTAATGGGTGGGTCCAAAATAGACCTTATAAAATCACTGCCACAAATAAAAGTAATTGACTTTTTAAGTTCGTTCTTAAAGTCGTTCAATATTGCAATACTAGATGTAAACCCAGATGATGATAGTCTGTTTTTCTTTACGCCGCAAGATATTTTAGAGAATAAAAAAGAGGTTACTTACGTAGCTGATATTTCAAACGTGGAAAAATCCACGCAAGACGATTTTAACTATTATATTTTCAAACACGCTGAAAGCAAATTTAAAAGCAATGTAGATTATAAAACAGGTTCGGGGTTAGATTATGGACTTACAGCGTTTCCAGAAATAAAACCAGCAAACGCAAAAGAATTCAAAGTAGAAACTAACTTTACGATCATTCCACCTGTAAGCATTGCGAGAACAAACGCAACCACTATTTACGGTTTTGAATCAGGGCAGCCCGAAATAATAGACACAGGCGAAGCGCGGTACACTGCAAACTTTGGTGAGTTAGTTGTTTTCTACTCGCACGGTAACAAGCCGCTAAACGCTTTATTTGGCGTTCAGAGTTCATTACAAAGTGGTGTGCTGCAAACGCAAAGCATATCCACATATATCCAAGTATTGCCATACACAACGGACAACAAAAGTTTTGCATTTTCTATTTTAGTAAATAATAACGTGGCATATCGAGATAATTTATTCAGCAGATATTACAGCGATATAATCAAAAGGTACATAGACCAGAATGTAATGAAACAAGATTTTACCCTAGAATTAAACGAAAACGAAGTGCGAGATTTTAGGCTAGAAAATGATGTTATAATAGGCGAAAATAAATTCACAATAGTAGATTCTACTATCGACATAGCCACAGGCAAAACAAAACTAACCCTACTTAATTACTAAAATGGAAGATAAAGAACAAAAAATAAAAATACAGTTTGACACCAACGCAAACAAGACCGCTGAAGAAGTACGCAAGTTAGAATCTGCGACCATTAAAGTAGAAGAAGCCGAAATTAAACTAAAAAAGGCTAACGAAGCATTAGCAAATTCAACAGGAAAATCAGTTGAAGAAATAAGAAACTTACAGATAGCGCAAAAAAAGGCTGCTATCGCCACAGAAGATGCAAAGGCAAGCGTCACAAAGTTAAGCGACACGCAAGAAAAGGCAGGGAAGTCTAGCAAAAGCTTAGGCAAAAACATTGAAGGATTAAACAATCCTATCACAAGCGCTATAACTGGCTTTAAAGCGTTGGTTATTCAAATGTTTGCAATAGTAGCCAATCCAGTAGGTGCGGTATTAGCGTTAATTGTAGGTGCAGTGGCGTTACTAGGCAAGGCTTTTTTGTCAACAGAAGCAGGTGGTAATAAATTACAGAAAGGTTTAGCAGTTATTAGTGGGATTTTTAGCGGGCTTTTAAAAGTTATTGATCCGATTGCCAGCTTTTTAGTTGATAGGCTAATTAAAAACTTTGAACTAGCAGGACAGGC